TTTCTGGGCATCAAGTTTGCCCCCGTCTGCATAATTCCACTCACAACACTGGACGTAATCCAGCCCCCTCAGCTGATCGGCCACACCCTCATCCACAATGTACAGAATCGCGGCTTTCTTGGCGTCATCGCTCACCTCCGGCATAGGGCCGTAGCCGTTCTTTGCGTAGGTTGTCTGCTGCACCTTGTACAGCTTGCTGCACTCATACGCCCGCGTCATAGTGATCTCGCCGCGCTCCACCATGGCAATGACTTCCGGCACACACTTGCTGGCAATTGCATTCAAGCGCCCCAGCGTCCCGGTGCCGTCGCCGGTGATGCGGCTCATCTCATCACGGACGCGGCCATCCAGACCGCCCGCGGCCTTTTTGCGTTCAAGGGCCTGCTTGAGGGCAATATACTGCCGGAGGCGTTCGCCATCGCTCAGCTCGCGCGCCGTGGCGTTGGAGGTGATCAGCGCGATCAAGTCGTCGTCCGCACCCTGGCTTTGGTGGATAACACAGGGCAAAACCTCAAACCCGGTCACGCCCTCAGCTGTCAAGGCACGGCAGGCAGTCCAGCGCCGGTGCCCGGCCAGCAGCATGTACTTGCCACCCTGGGCGGGCAGGACTTCCAGCGGGCTGCGCAGGCCACGCTCGGCAATGTCGGCCTTCAGCATCGAAACGTCACCGATCTCGTAGATGCTATTTTCCGGGTTCGGTTCAATGTCTGCCGCCGGCAGCATGACGACCTGCATTTTCTGCCCCGCCGGGGCGGCAGGTTTTGCACCGTTTCCGAGGATGTCGTTGATAGAAAATCCCTTGCTCATGGCTTAGCCCTCCTTTGTGTCCATTCTGGACACGATTTCCTCGACCTCATCGGCCAGGCATCCGTAATCCGTTGCTGCCGAACAATCCGGACGATACGCGCGCAGCGGCTTGTGGGCACTTTTGGCCTCGCTGACCTTGATCGTGTAGCGGATGACGGTGCCCAGCATTTCAACGCCCGCGTCGTTCAACTGGTGGACGACCTCTGCCGCATATCGGGTGCGGCGGTATTTCGTCATCAGTGCGCCCATGATTTTGAGATGCGGGTTGTAGTACATCTGCACCCGCTCGATCTGATCAACGATCTCGCGCATGCCGTCACAGGCCCACTCATCACAGTCGACCGGAATAATGACCCAGTCCGCAGCACACAGTGCGTTGATGCTGCCCATGTCCAGATCAGGCGGGCAGTCCATGATGCAGTAGTCATATAGCCCATCATTCACAGCAACTTCATCCAGCGCATCCCGCAGCCGGAACTGCTGCGGCTCGGTGGTGTCCATCAGAATGCCACGGTTTGCTTTCAGCATCCGCATATCGCATGGCAGCAGATGCACCCCGATCACGCCGGTATCTTCGACAACGGCATCCCAAACACGGCATTCGCCCAGCATGACCTCTGCCACGCTGGGCCGGTCATAATCCAGCACGCCGAAAAACTTGCTTGTGTTGCCCTGCTTGTCCAGGTCAACTACCAGCACGGACTTGCTCAGCGCGGCCAGCTCGGCAGCCAGATTGCAGGCGGTGACGCTTTTGCCGACGCCGCCTTTTAAGTTAATAATTGCAATGCTTATCATAGTGATCCTCCTATCCCGCCGGGGCGGGTCAATACGTTATTGGGGCCAGGGCATCTGCTCGCCCATCTCTTCAAAATCTTCTTTCGGGGCAGGCTGCCATTGATGGTATTGGGGCTGCCACCTCATAGATACAACGCCGGTCGGACCCTCGCGGTTTTTCGCGTACATGATAGCGGTGTCTTTGTACATATTTTCGCCGCGCAGTTCCTGGCTGTCCTCTGGACGTTTGTTCTCCACAAAAATGGCGCTGTTGGCGTCCTGTTCGATCGTGCCGGATCCGCGCAGATCCTCCAGGTTGCAGAACCGGCCCTCGTTGCCTTTCACACCGGAGCGGTTGATCTGGCATAGCTCCACGATGACAATGCCCATCTTCATGGCAGCCACTTTCAGCCGCCGGGTGATCTCGCTGATGCGCTGGTACTCGGTCTGCCGGGGGTCGGTAGGGCTTAGCAGGCCGATGTGGTCAATAAAGGCAACATCCGGCTTGTATTGCATCAGTTTGGCTTCCAGGCCGTCGATCGTCAGGTTGCTGTCAGAATCAATCATCATGTTGTGGTGCTGCCGCAGCCGGGCCGCAGCATTGTCGATGATCTCCCATTCGTGCGGGTCCAGTGTTTTGTTTGTCAGTTTGCTGGAATCAATCCGCGCCACTTTGGACAAGATGCGGTCCATCAAGGCTTCGGCGGCTTCTTCCAGGGTCAGGTAGTAGACCCTGTATTTTTTGGACAGCCGTGATGCAAGGTTGAGCGAAAAATCCGTTTTACCGCAGCCGGGCCGCCCGGCTACAACGCACACGCGCTGGCGTCCAAAAACGCCGAAGCGGTCCAGCTCGGGCCAGCCCAGCTTTAGGCTGTCGTCTGGTTCTTTCAGCCGGGCCAGTGTAGCATCAAGCACCGCGTCGAAGTCCCGGGCCGTGCTGTCCGCCTGGGTGCTGCGGATGGCGTCCTGCATCGCCAGGGTGCGGCGCAGCTGGCGGCAGATGCTGTCGCTGTCCATCGCATCCTTGGCCAGGCACTTCATCAGGTCGCCGGTCAACAGCCGGTAGCGGTGATCTTCAAGAATCTGCGCCGCATAGCTGCCGATGTTGGAGACGCTGGGGCAGGTCTCGGCCATCTGCATTACGGCAACTTTCACATCATCCGCCGGGTGTCCGTTGGCCGCTGTGTTGATGACCGTGATGACATCCACGGGGCTGCCGCTGTAGATCAACTGCTGGATTGCGGTGAAAATGTCGTGACAAACGCCGTCTTCAAACATGGCCGGGACCATCCTGGTGACGTAATCCCGCGCACCGTCCGGATCCATCAGCGCCGCGCCCAAAAACGCGCGTTGAGTTGTCTGCTGGCGGGTCATGGTTGCTTGTTGCATCGTTCAGCCTCACAAAAATTCGGTGATGTCGGTATCCGGCCCGATTTCCCGCGGCCGGTCTGCCGTGTTGGCGGGGCGCTGAACCGGAGCCTTATCCACAAAATCATCTTTCAAGGGGAAAAGCCCCTCCCATCCGCGCAGGATGCTCTGTTCCAGCACGGCTACCATGTACCCGCTTCTGTTTCGGACGTGGGCATCATCGGCCAGTTGCTTGAGTTTGTTGCAGGCAAGCTTGGCGGCGTTCATGGTCAGGGGATGCTTGCCAGCAGCCCGGGATTCTGCAAAAGCAATCAGGGCCTTGGTCAGCTGTTCATTGCCGGGGAAGGCCTGTTGAAAGATGCTGAAAGCATCCTCGCGCGCGCCCGCGTTAATCTCTCTTGTATTGATATTATCTTGTAATAATCTACCCGCATTTTTTTGCGGGGGGTCTGCGCATTTTTTTGCGGGGGTCTCCCCGCAATTTTCTGCGGGGGTGGCGCATATTTTTGCGGGGGTCTGCGGCACTACCGCCATACCGGCCAGCGGGCTGATCCTACGCTCGGCGCGTTGCTCGCCGGCACCGCCGCCCACCTGGATGATCGAGATGTAACCGCAATCCTGCAAGTGCTTCAACCATCCCTGCACCGTCCGGGTGCTGGCATCAAAGAGGTTTTGGAAATAGGCGTTGCTGGCGTAGCAGTAGCCGGTCACGTTTGTCAGCGCGGAAATCTCTGCAAAAAGCAGCTTTTCGTTGGGTTTCAAATTTTTGTCGTACCGCACAGCGGCGGGGAGCATGGTGTAAAAAGTCGGTGTTTCCATCTGGTACGCTCCTAAAAATGGCCGACCTTAATACAGGGGTGCGCCGCGCTCTTTTTTAGCGCATCCCTGCAAGGTCTTTTTTCAACTTTTAATGGTTAAAACGGCAGGTCGCCCTCATCCTCGATCAGCGCAAAGTCGTCGCCGGGTCCCTGGCTATAGGCCGGTGCCGGTGCGCCGACGTTAGGCTGACCCGCCGGGGCGGTGGAGGTCTGGCCGGGGTTGTCGGCCTTGCTGCCACAGAAATTGATATTGTTGGCAACCACCTCCAGCACCGTGCGGTTTGTGCCGTCTTTGGCCTGGTAGGTGCGGCTCTGGATCCGCCCGTCTACCGTAACCATCTGGCCCTTAGTGAGCCACTTATAGGAAAAATCGGCGCGCTGCTCCCATGCGATGACGGGCACCCAGTCTGTCAGGCTCTTGCCGCTGGCATCCTTACGCCCGCGGTCACAGGCCAGCGTAAAGGTGGCCACGCTCTTGCCGGTGGCCGTCTGGCGCAGCTCAGGGTCACGGGCCAGGCGGCCCTGCAATGCAACAACGTTCAGCATTAGATCATCACCACCACTTTACCGCTCTCTACCAGATCGGCCAGCTGCTCACCCAGATAGGCGGCGATGTTGCGCTTGGCTTCCAGCTTCCAGGCCCCGCCGTCGGCCTCATACAGCGCCGGGCGGCCCTCTTTGTCAAGGCGCAGCAGGAAGTCGCTGGCAGGCTGCTCCACCTCCAGGAACGTGCGGTAAGGCTGCAGGCGGACAATCGGCTGCACAGTCTGCTGCTCTTTCAGCACCGCGCCAGTGCGGACGCTGACCTCCTGGCTGATGCCGTTGTCCACACTGGACACGCCCTGATTGACGTCAATGCGGCTCAACAGGGCCAGCAGGTAGTCACGGTCATCGGTGACGGCGTACAGGCTCTGCAATTCGATGACGGCGCGGTCCTGGTTCATGTTCTGGTTGACCGTGATGCTCGGCACATCGGTTACGGCTTCATATAAAGGCGCGCGGGTAAATGCTGCCCATTCTGCGCCGGTGTATGTGGTATCCACCACCACCCGCCGGGCGCTGTCCACGCGCACATACAGCAGGGGAGAATAATGGGCACCCTCCGTGCGGATCAGCTTAACAAGGGCGTCCAACGTGTCCACCGAGTACCGCGCCGGGAAATCAACTTCCGGCCTGATTTCGTGCAGCTCAGCCGAACAGAACTGACGCCCGGCGAATTCAAAGGTAAACGGTTTGGCCATTTCTGCAACGCGGTCAATGGCATCCTTTAAAAAACTAACTTCCATGTCGTTCATCCTTTCTATCAGTACCCGGCGCGGCCCACGCGGGCCATGGCGGGCATCGGTGTCTCATCGCCGTCCATGTCCACCTGTCCGGGGACCTGGGGCGTCATTTCGGCCAGCAGCAGGCTGCCGTCACGGCCCTTGGTGATGCACAGGGACGTGCGCACCGGCTGGATCGGTGCCAGCGCGGTCTTGGCCTGCGCGTCCATGCCGATCTGCTGCCGGTAGTCGTCCGGGGCAAACGTCAGCGTGATGGTGATCTTGCGCTTGGCCGTGGCGCTGGTGTTGGGGTCCATAATGTTCGCAACGACCCGCTCCACCTCGTAGTCGGTGATCTCGGCAATCGCGCCCATCGCCATGTCCAGCACGCTCTTTTTGTTTACGATCTGGGGCATTACTCATCACCTCCAACTTTCACGCCCTCGCCCTGATAATGCCGCTTCATCAAGATATAAGCGGCTTTCTCGGCCACAAGGTCGTCAGGGTGTTCTCTGCGCATCCTATCAATCAGTTCATCGCGCCAGAAATGCAGAGCCGCGCACAAAAAAGGGGTATCCAGGTCAGAGAGTCCCGCCTCGCCGTTCAGCGCCGTGAGAACAACCTCCAGCGCCTCTTCATGGACGGCATCCATCTGTTTCTTGCTTACTTCTCCGCCCAGAATTTGCGTCTGCATAATGTTATCGACACTGTGCAGCCTGGGCTTATGCCGTGCATCCATTGTTTGCATCCTCCTAAAAACTAAATTTCTTCTCCGAACACCCTGGCAAAGCTGCCGGGGCCGTGGAGATTATCAAAAGCAAATTGTGCCGCCCGTTCCAACACCCGCCGGGAACAAGGATTATAATGCACACCCAGGGGCGGCTCATTGTGGTGGTTGTGGCACAGCCAGACCTTGAGGCCGTACTGCTCGGACAGCTCGCGCCGCCCGCGTCCAAACAGGATGTGATGCTCCTCCAGGCCGCGCGTGGTGCGCAGGTTGTACATCCGGCGGCACAGGTAGCACTCCTTATCGTTTTGCAGTATGCTTTTTGCCATGGCGCTCCTCCAGCCCGTTCAAGGCATCCACTGCCCGGCGCAGATCACCGGCGGGCAG